TTAGTGTCAATACATTTACAGAGTCTCTTGGATTATCTCTACGACACAAATGATGTCTAATATCTATGTTACCAAAATAAACTTTTAAATGTTTTATATTTGTACTGACAAGCGATGATAGTGACTTGTTAAGAACACCATGTAATGTTTGATGATCTATACGGTTGACCATATAACCAGGCTCCCATACACTATGTGCATGCGAGTCACCAAGCACAAGACTATTAGTCATTGGCTGTGTCCATACAGGAATACGTTTACATATGTCAGACACTTGGTCCCAGTTTATTTCATTCCATAATGGAATATCTGATTTACGCTTACTACACATATAACCAAAATCAGGCATTGGAAATTCAAGCGAAACAAATTTGTCTTTGTGTTTAATAAAGTCTACAAATCTATTTGCAAGTTCAGGAGTTACACCACCATATAAATTTAACTGACCTTGAAATTCCATACCGTGATATAAATATATACGATCATAATTATTCCAATCAGCATCTTTATATAAAATGTCTGGTTTATTATCCATCATGTTTCTTAATAGTCTTGGCCAACTTGATCTATGCGAATGAGTTGACTTGCTTATTGGATAGTGTATGCAGTCTATACCAGTTTTTGTTGGTTTCATATTAGCAATCTCTTGCAATGAATAGCCTGCTGACAATAAGTCACTATCCGTCGGTCTTGTTGTCATCTTCGTTTACCTTTCCATCTATAAATTTAATAAAAGTTTGTGCATAATTAATTAGATCTAATGCACTGTCACGTGCACTTTCGAATTGTGTCTTATTTTTGTTAAGCATAACAGACTTAATTCGAATAACTTTATCATGCATATGTACATACAGACTGATCCAACCTAAGTCTAGATAGTCTGAACGTTTGACACTCGAGCCTTGATAGTCTTTAGTCTTTTTGTCTAACAAGGCTTGAGCTTCATCAAATACGTAGTTCTTAGTTTTATCTGCCATTAGTTATACCAAGTACTTGATAAATATTTGTATGTGCCATATTTTCATAATAACATTTGTCATTCATAGCACAACCTACCCATGTCATTGCCCATAACATAACAACAAATAACATAGCTAAGATTAATTGTCCGATAAATTTAATTGTTTGCATCTAACCTCCAATATCCATACACACATCTTGTTGCATTTCTTGATGGATCGTAAGTATCATTAATAACACCGTCGATCATTGATGTATAATGTTTTGATACAGCAACTACAAGTCTGCCCATTGGCATTTCACCTTTACGCAAATGCACTTTACAGCCAGAACCAATTTGCATAGTCGGAATCCATTTAAAACCTAATTTATGCATATAGTCTCTGAACCATTTACGTCTGACACTAATACCATTAGATGCAGTACGTTTACCATCTTTTGCTTTATGATGTTTTGATTTACGTTGTGTTGCATTGCCTTGTGCCAATACAGAATATACTTGTTCGTATGGCAAGTTAGCAGCAATTGCTATTGCTCTTGTAACACAATCACCAGTGTTACCTTTACGACCAGCTTCTTTTCTACCGCCGTCGTTATATTGAAAGTCAAGACCATAATATTCTTTACGAAAGTTGACTCCATCTTTGCAGCCTAACTCTATATGCTTTTGACCTTGTATTACTGTGTTCATATTAGCCTCCTTGGTTTTATTTATATTCACACAAGACCATAATACGACATTTTATTTGTATTTGTAAACATCTTTTTTAGGTCCTATTTATATAAAAAAATGAAGCACCCCTGAATAGTTGCCTGTGATACAATATATGCAATATGTTACGAATTGTTACCTGTGCGCCTCTGGTGCGGCCGAATACGGACAGATAGTGCCAACCAACTGATATTTCTTACCATTCACAACCAGTTCATGTTTGTTTAACTCATCGTGATATTTAGTCTTGATCTCAATATCACATGTATTTGTTTTAAACCCATGTATTTCTATTGGTGTGCTCACGGTCCATGTTTGATCAAACGGCACCAACAACAATGCAAATATATATTGACTCATGATCGTTCTGTACGTGTTACTAAAAAAAAAAACAGAAGGCCACACGATTGATGCGAGCGATTTTCTTAAAAAGAGAACAAAATGAGAACAAATATCGTTAGTTATAATCATTATAAACTACAATAGATGTCATATCTTTTGCAGATGGTTGGAAACATTAACTATTTATTTATTTCTGTCACATGGCTAGTGACAATGCTAGTGGCTGGCCGTCCAAATCGCGTATGGGTACATGCGGCCGAGACGCTACTACATAGGCCTCTTAGATTTTCTCCTGAAATATGGGCTAATGCTTATTGACAACCAGACCTTTAATCCCACGGACTGAGGCTCCGAGTTGCTCTAATATCCAGTCTTTTAGTTCAGACCTTACCAACAACTCAGTTATGTCATTGGCATATGTGTTTACTAGTAACTCTTCGGTCGTATTGTTGTCTAGTTCATGCATGTGGTGAGTATGATGAAGAAACTCATGGATAACTAAATTAAGTGCATCAGGTCCACCACGCTCTATGATGGTCCTATCTAGGTAGATTGTATATGGTACAGAGTTAATATAACTACCGTACTGCTCACCAATATCTTTACTAATATGTGTGTCTAATAACTTAATAGTCACTGTAGTAAATCCTAGTGTAACTTTGTTAGGTATAGTTGTTTTCTTCATAATGTTGTTAGTTGCATTACATAGCTGACCAGAGTCACTGAGTCTGGAGACCTTTTTGAGGTGTGTGTGAATATAACTCAATGGTCTGGTCGGCTATATAATCCATAGTAACTATAGGTACTCTAAGAGTACACTTATAGTTTGACTCACCCCTTACCTATACGGGTACCTAATTAAAGGACCGCATATGAGCGCGTCTGAGGACTGAATTACTTGGAGCATACAAATATACTCGTAGCCACTAAATGGCTAATCCTGGCTAGTCTATGAATGAATTATTGCTATAATTTGAGCGACCTATAGAGTGTTCCATAAATCTGTCTAATTCTTGGTTTAGTCTCTCTTCTTTAGCCTCTTGTTCCGCATCGTCTACATTTCGTCCAATTGTAGTTGTCCAGTAGTTCACTGCCATACCAAGAACGTCTATTAAGTCATCATGTCTTAGACAACCTTTAGTTCTTGTGAGTCTTGTCATTTGGTGAAATAGCTGATGTTGTTTATCTAATTTAAAATCGTCATAAATTAAATCTTGGTCAACTACTAGTCTGTGAGAGTTCATAACAGGTTCTAATGTGTCTATTATTCTTTTCTCTTTTTGTACGTTACTTCTTATTTCGTCAGTAGAACAAGGATAAATCTTTTGTAATACTGGATCTAATAGTTTTAAAAACATACCATCACCAAAGTTACTTTCGATAACTATTTGATTTACTTCTTGTGATTTAGCAATGTTTGCAAGTGAGCTTAATGTATCTTCGTCATAACCACCGTCCATTGCGCCTGCGTCAGTCAAGTATAAAATACCATTTAACATCTTTACGATCGCATAAGCTGTTTTATCAGCACCACGACCTGCAGGATCTATTGCCATTACTGAACCTTCGAAATCATAATAGTCTTGTGATGTGTACATAGGTGCAACATAGTAATCTCCTTTTAATCCAACATTAGGTAATTCTGGATCTAATGCTTTTATTTGGTCCATACTACTTGCCCATTGTACTTTTCCAGGTGCTTGTTTCCAAGACTTAGTTCCACTCATAACAATTAAATCATTTAGTTTAAGTGGATATTGATTTATATCTGCTAGTGTTGTGTCTAGCATAAATTGTAATGAAAAACCTGATCGGCCATAACTGGCTTCACGTTCCATTAAATCTGTTTCATCAAATCTTTTAGGATCTGTTGGTTCACCTGCTTTTAGTCTTCTAACATTATCTCTTAATGATTTAGCTAGTTTGTTACCATATGTTACTGTTGACACTGGATAACGTGCAGGCCAGATTTGTGTTTCAAATCCACGTTCTTCTAATGAGTTATACAAACTTAATTCAGTTTGTGGTGTACCTAGAAATATAATTCTGCCGACTTCAGGCTTAATTATTGAGTCAAACTCTTTTACTGTTTCGCTTAGTCGTTCACGCATTAATTGAGTTTGAGAGTTGTTAGCAGACTCTACGTCGTCTGCAATAATAAGGTCAGCACGTGAACCTGTAAGCTGACCAGTAATACCCATTGATTTACAACTAGGTGCATGTGATGCTCTAGCAGGACCTACGTCAAATGATACTTTACTTGATCGTTGATCTGTTCTAGGCTTTAAATGCTCTAGTATAGGTATTTCGTTTATAATTCTTTGTGTAAATGTACTAAAGTCGTCTGACCTAGTTTTACTAGCAGAGACAACTAATATATTTCTTTGTGGATTAATAAACCAATTCCACACACTAAATGCAGATGTAATCCACGATTTACCTGCACCTCTAAATGCTTGTATACAAAGTCTTTTTGGACCATTTTGTAAATAGTCAGCCATCTCATATTGTATAGTTGTAGGAGCTGGCAAATCTAAATGTTTCCAAACTATGTATAAAAAATTTTTAAAATTAGTTAATTCAACAGGTACGTTATTGTTTCTTTTCTTCGTCATGGAATGGTAAGTCCTTTAATAAATCTATTTTTGAGTCACCTTGTATTCCACCACTATATTGTTTACATATGTCTAAACAAACTTTCATCTCAGAGGCAGATAACGGTTCAGGTGATTTTAATCTAGCATGTGCTTGCGAGATTAACATATCAACTATTTCGTCTGCTTTTTCTTTTGTCGTCTGTGCCATTTATCTTCTCTTTTTTCTTGCATTTGCATTCGTCACATGTACATAAACCATATTCGTCTGCGTGTAAGTCTCCGTCGCAATGACAATCATGATGACATGATTTACACTTCATTGCTAGCTCGCATAATCTTTGCTAATGACTCTGCTCTTGATGGTGTTTGTTTTGCCCATCTGCTATCCATCATTTGAAAAGACGCTTCACCAAAATCTTTTATTTGTAATGCTGCCCACATTTTTTTGAATAGTTTGACTCTAGGCTTGCCTAATTGAAAACACATCTCTATAATTACACACTTAGCATTGTGATTTAATTCTACTTCGTGTTCTTCTATAAGTTGTGTTGCATCTTTTTCAGCAGTATTAAAATCAACTTCAAAAACATTGTTAAGCTCTTCTTCGCTATACTCCACACCTTCAACAAAGTCATCGGTA